TGATTGACGAAGAATTAATAGGTGGTTATAATCAATTAGTAGAGTATTTTAATAATAAAGGTTTAGTGAACTTTAAAGGTGAGATTAATAAATAATTATGATGGCAGAAAAAATAAACGATAACATCATTATCTTTCCTAAAATAAGAAAAGAGTCTCCTAAATCAACTCTTACTGAAAAACAAAAAAAAGAAATTAAAGATTTACAGGCTTCTATGTATGTTGCTCAATTAACAGATGCTATACAGGACGAGTTATTTCAAATGTTAAATAAGAATGGTATTAAAGTAGATCATATAGATTTTCAAAAAGACTTTTCTTTAACTATGGATTCTATCAAGTCTTTATTGTATAGAGATTTTGGATTAAAACATACATTACAAACAATTGTTGATACAGTTGCTACAGGTTATTCTTCTGATGGTAAAAAATTAGATAAGAACGATTTTAAAAAATTAAGTTATGTACAATTAGAATACAAAGATATATTACTTAAACAAAAAGTAAAAACACAAGATTTAAAACCTGGCACAATACAGGACATCATTGATCTTTTAGATAAGAAAAATAAAAAAAAAGAAGATGATGATAACAGAATTCCATAAAGCACTTTGGAGTATTTTGCATAGTTAACGTGCCACTATGCAATCTATAATTTGAGGCACATTATATAATAAGGAGTGAATAAATGTTTAAATCATTATTCAATATCGGAAACGACAATATGAAAGTTGTTTCTAAATCAAAAAGAACTTCTACAAGAGGTAGAAGAGCAACATCAAAAAGAGCAAAAGTATTAAACCTTTTATCTAAAGGTGCTTCTGTATCTTGGAAAACTTTAAGAAGTAGATTTGATCTAACTTCTCCAAGAGCATTAATTGATACTTTAAGAGCTGAAGGTAATATGATCTATATTAACCAAACAGCAAAAGGTACTTCATATAGAATGGGGCAACCAACTAAAGCAATAGTTGCTGCAGGTATCAAAAAATTATATGGTACACCATACGCTTACAAAAATGCGTAATTAACCATATCGTTAAGGGCGGGGAAACTCGCCCTTGACATTTAAAGTAATATAAATAATCTATAATATATTACAAAATGAGGAGATTATATGCCAATTAACACATCTAATTTAAATTATGCAGGCACAGGTGCCCTATTAATTAGTGAGATATTAACTAAAGTAAAAAACGCTTCAGACGACAAAGAAAAAATCAATCTTTTAAAAAAACACGACTCAGTACCTTTAAGACAAATACTCAAAGGTAACTTTGATCCTAAAATAGAGTGGGAACTACCAGAAGGTACACCACCTTTTAAAAGAAATGAGGCTCCAGCAGGAACTGAACATACATTATTGTCAAATGAAGCAAGACGATTATGGCACTTTGTAAAAGGTGCAGACCCTAAACTGTCTAAAACAAAAAAAGAAATGATGTTTATACAGATATTAGAAGGTTTACACTCAAGCGAAGCAGATATTTTGATTGCTGTAAAAGAAAAATCTTTAGAAAAATCTTATACTGGTTTAACAGGTGAGTTAGTCAAGTCAGCCTTTGGTTGGAACAATGACTACAAAACTGCCTAGACTAAATATTATTAGTCTGATTCGATAAAATACAACTGTAGGGTGTAGAACAAAAGTAGAACATTTTTGATACACCCTATTTTTCTTATATAATTCAACATAAAAATAACTGGAATAATGCTTGTAATATGTCTTTTTTTATGATACTATAATAGTATGAATAACGAAAAGGAGAACATTATGAGTAAAACAAAAGATTGGGTAACCGAACAAGTTGAACAACAGTTAGATTCTATTAAAGACAAGTTAGTTAATAATGAAATGTCTTTAGATGACGCTGCTAATAAAATTGAAAAAATAGATAATTTAGGTCTAGTTTGTGATAGTACAGATTATGATGAACTTGCTTATATTTTGAAACACGGAGACTAATATGAAAAAGATTTTAATTTATTTTGTATTATTTTCAAGTGTATTAATTTTTGGTTTAGTAAAAGAAGCCAAATCAGACGAATACACAAAAGCAGTAATTGGCCACGTTGTAACTCAAAAGATTACAGGTCAAAATATTGACTCTAGTAAGTTGATGGAACAAGAGTTAGAAAGAATTGCTCATCAATTTACCATAGAAATGATCGTTGTTATGCAAAAATATTTGCCATCAATTTTAGATGGTATCGCTTCTGATTTAAGAATGAAATCAGATGAAAAATATAAATGTGAATTATTAAAAGGTAGTGCTAATGGATGTATTTAACAAAATACACGAAATACTACAATTGATTTATACCTTTATACCAAAAGAATTATTAATAATAATTCTTGTGATTTTGACTATAGGATTTATACTTAACTATAACGATAGGAAAAAAGATGGGCACAAGGAATAAAAGATTGAAAGCTACTAGATTAAGACAGAAAATTAAAAGGCAATATTCTATTGCTAAAAAATATAAAACTACTTACAAAGATATTAAAAAGTATTTTAAAGAGTTGAATACACTTGTTTTTAATGGCAAGTTATCTCCATTCGGCGATGTTCAAATCAAAGACTTAACAAGAGAGAAGTGCATAGGACAAGTGGTAACTTTAGAGTGGGTAAGAAAAGGTACAAGATTATATAAACTTGAAATGTTACCTGAATATAAAACAAAAAGAGATTTTTTAGATACATTGGTACACGAAATGGTACATTTATATCAAATGCAGAATTTAGGTGACACAGGCGCTCACAATGACTTATTTTGGTCCTTTGAACCTAATGTTGAAAAGTTAGGATTAAGATTATAAAATAGAAAGGTTATAATGAAAGAAAGTGAAAAGAATCACATTGACGAGTGGTTAAAAAAACAAATACAAAAAGGCATAAACATAATTGATTATGTTTTACAAAATGGATCAGAAGGTTGGAAGTTATATTATACAGGCTATCTACATAAAGATATATTAGATAATTTTCCAGGTAGAACTAATAAAAAGATATTTAAAGGTTATAGAGAATATTTAAACAATAAAAATTTAGTATTCACACAAAAAAGATTTGATGATGGTGGATATGAATACTTTGTAAAGAGGGTGAACTATGCAATTAAATAAAATACAAAAAGAACTATTAAAGGGTGTAATTAAAGGTAAAGGTTATTATAAAACTAAAAGAGTGCCTAAAGATACAAATGATAAATTATTAAATCATATGTTGCCTTTGTATATGAATAATTTAATCGTGTTTCAAAGAGAATATAACATACCTTTTATTGGACCAGTAAACGAACACAAGGTAACTCATAAACATTATGTTATCACAATGAATAGAAATGTAGAATTGAAACAATTAAAAAAAGTTTTGAAAGTTGGTATAAATGAAAAAAAGTAATTTAATATTATCATTTAAAAAAGTTATTAGTTATTTTGTTATATTGTTATTAGTGTTTGCAATAGGTTCATTTTTTCCTAATCCATATATCAAATACAAATTAAGACTTGAATCAGAAAACTTTTATACAAATTGGGCAAATGATTTAGGTTTAAATGAACCCGCTTTTGAATATACAAACGATAAACAATTTGTTGAGGCTGTTCGTAAATGTATTGATTGGGTAAACTTTGAAACACCAAGATATGAAAGAGTACCTGGCGAAATGATAGTTGCTCAGGCTGTATTAGAGTCTGGTTGGGGAACAAGTAGATTTGCTTTAGAAGGCAATAACTTATTTGGTATTAGAACATATGATCAAAAAGTACCTCATATGTTATTAGAGGGTAGAACTAAATGGAAAGGCTGGGGAGTAAGAATATTTCCTACAAAATGCCAAGGCGTTAAATTTTTTGTAGAACTTTTAAATAATCATAGTGCTTACGAAGAATTTAGAGACGTAAGAAGAAGAATGATATTGTGGGATCAACCATTAGACCCTAAAAAATTAGTTAGAACTTTAAAAAACTATTCTACAACAGATGATTACGCTGAAAGAGTTATATTCATAATAGATAAAATTAGAAAACAAGAAGTGAAATCTACAGAAATTGAAATAGAAACTAAAACAGACGCACACGTTGTACCACCTGTTAAACCAAAAGATTTAAAATAATGACACTAGCATATGGTATCGGTATGTTAATCACAAACTTTACTATTACATTATTAGGTGTAATGATAATATTTTATTTTTATAACAAAATAAAACAAAAAGAAAAGAAGGAAAAAGAATATGAAAACCAAAAAGAAGAAAGCCCAAACCCCTATTGTTAGAAAGTGTGATTACGAAGATATTGCCGTTTGTATAAAAAGCGATCAAGTAAGACCTGCTGACATAGCAGAATACTTTAAAGACAAGTCTTTTTACAGATATTACAAAAAGAACTGGTTAAACAAATAAATACTACTATGTTTCTAATACTGTTAACTTTTTTATCAGCAATTAGTATATCAATTATTGCTGCTGGTTATTCTATTGTAGGACTGGCAACACTATTTGCTGGGGCAGCCGTACCTATTATAGCAATGGGTGGTGCATTAGAAATAGGTAAGTTAGTAGCCACATCTTGGCTCTATAATAACTGGCGCTCAGATATGGTGCCAGCTACTTTAAAGGCATATTTGTTTAGTGCTATTATAGTTTTAATCTTTATTACATCAATGGGTATCTTTGGTTTTTTATCAAAGGCACACCTTGATCAAGTACAACCCACATCAAGTAATGAAATTAAAATTAAAACAATAGATAATCAAATAGTAAGACAACAAAACATCATAGATAGAGCAGAAAAAACTTTAACTCAATTAGATAAGTCTATTGAAGTTTATTTAAATAATGAATATGCGACTAGAGGATTAAAAGAACGTAAGAAACAAGAGGAAGAACGAACAGAATTAAACAACGCAATCAAAAATGCAAGTGACGAGATTGCTAATCTATCAAATGAAAAGGCCAATCTACAATTAGCACAAGATAAGATTGAGGCTGAAGTAGGACCTATCAAGTATATCGCAGAATTAATTTATGGTGATGACGCAAAAAGTCATTTTGATAAAGCTGTTAGAATAGTTATACTTATTTTAATATTTGTATTTGATCCTCTTGCTGTACTTCTATTGATTGCTGCAAACATATCGTTAAGACAATGGCGTTCAAAAAGAAGTTTAACAAAAGCAAAACAAGAAAAAAAATTAGAAGACAAGTTGCAACGACTTGAACAACAAAGTAAAACTCTTAAAAAGAAAGACCGTGATTTTAAAAAGTTAATTGAAAGAGATTTAGAATCTTTAGATCCAGATGAAATAAAGTTAAAACTAAATCAAATATATGATTGGAATGATAAGAAATAAAGGGTATTTTAGTGCTTGACTTTATCAGGCATTTACTATATAATATTAGTATGTTGACAAGTAAAGATATAGAGAGAATATTTAAACCAAAAGAAATCAAAAGAATAGACAATGCTCGTAGAGCTTGTAGAAACTCAACTACAGATTGGGCTAAAAACTATTGGTTTAATGTGTTTGAAAAGTTATGTAAAAAATATGGTCATATGGATACCTTTAGAGGGGATAGAGGGGATATACACTAATGGCTAATTATCAATCCAAATTTACCTATGATGAGTTTATAGAAGAAATGGAAGATGTTTGTATGGGTATAGGTGATATTGCAGACAGATTAGAAATTACAATTGAAGATGTTAAAAGTTGGAAAAAATTAAAATATGTACCAAAGGAAGCAGTTGACTTATTGGCCTTTGAACAAGAAAACGCTATAGTAGAATAATGACAGAATTTAGAAACGGCATATACAAAACTTTACAATCATTAATCGGCACAAGTATAGGTCGTGCAGTAGTTTATACAATCGGACATATTATAATTGCTATGACTTGTAATAGAATAATTACAGGTGCAGATTGGAAACTTGCAGGTGCAGACGCAGTAATTGAACCTATGATTAATGGTGTGTGGTATTATATGTTAGATAGAATGTGGAGTAAAAAAAGATAATGAATATATTTTATGTTGATAAAGATCCTGTAAAAGCTGCTCAAATGCTTTTAGACAAGCACGTAGTTAAAATGATATTAGAGTCTGCTCAAATGTTATGTACTGTTAAAAGAGTATTAGATGGTAAAGAATATTTTGATACAACAAAAAATGGTCGTAAAATAAAAAGATGGAAACTTGATAATCAAAATGAAGAAGCAATTATCTACAAAGCAGGTTGGTTAAATCATCCATCTACACAATGGGTTTTACAATCAGCATATAATTACATATGGTTATACAAACATATGATGGCACTTAATGATGAATACAAAAGAAGATACAATCATACAAAAGACCATTTAACAATTCAAAAACTAGGTCAATTATTGGCCACACCACCTAAAAATGCTAGAGTTGATGTTATAGGTACAGACGCAACACCAGCAATGCCAGATGAGTGTAAAGTACCTGGTGATAGTGTTGCTAGTTATCGTAAGTATTACATAATGAAAAAACAAAGATTTGCTACTTGGAAGGCACCTGCTAAAATGCCTGAATGGTTTAAAGAAGGAATAGAAAATGGAAAAATGCAAAAACTGTAATTGCGATGCTCATTGTCCAGAACCTTGTTATGATTGTAAAAAGTGTAAAAAATGTAACTGTTCAGTTTGTAATAAAAAAAGACCTGACGTTGAAATAGTACAATAAATAAAAATATGAATCATATAGCACAATTTATAAATCACAATATATTTTTCTTAAATGATATTCAAGTTGCTCATTGGCAAACTGAATCATACGCTGAACACGAAGCTTTAGGAGAATTTTACACTAAATTTAATACTTTGAATGACCGATTTGTAGAAATCTATCAAGGTAACACAGGCACTAGAATTAAATATAGTCCAGATTATAAATCAAGCCTAACTAATTATTCTGATTTAAAAGAATTAACATCTATGATAAGACGATTTAAAGATGATCTTGCTTTGTTTAGTTTACAATTTAGTGAAAACGATAAAAATGGTCACTTCATAGATTTAGAAAGTGTATTAGAAGATATGATGGAAGCTGTTAGTGATGTATTATATCATCTATCTTTAAAATAATGCCATCATATACATTTTATAATACACGAACTAAAAAAGAGTGGGACGATCTTATGACTATTGCTGAAATGGAAGAATATCTTGCTAAAAATAAACATATTAGACAAGTACCTAAAAGAATGAATATTGTCGCTGGCGTATCTGGACTAAGTTATAAAAATGATCAAGGATTTAAAGAAGTTTTAAGTAAAATTGCAGAAAAACACCCAACAAGTGCATTAGCTCAAGAACATAGAAGAAAAACAATAAAAGAAGTCAAAACTGAACAAGTGATAAAAAAACACCGTGCTAGACAAAAATCAAAAACTAAATAATATAGTAGAGAGCGAGCAACTGAAACGCAACGGTCGTATACCAGAGACAAGTAGGTCAATCCGCTCATTCTACAAATTTAGGGCAGGTCTTTCCTGCTTGAAACTCCTGCCCACTTTAATGGTAGTAGGAATTTTTTTAAATGGGTGTTATGGCCCCACAATTGCAAATCTAGGTCCTGTTAAGTTTACACAATCAGACCTAATTACAACACCAACAAAAATAATAATCAAACAAAAAAAGGAGAATAATAATGTCAGATGATATACCAGATTTTATGCGTGAGTTTGATACCACAGTAGATTATGGTTTTACTCCTGTCTCTACAAAACCAGCTGAAACAACATCAACACCTACTGTTGATCCTTCAGTAATAGAAAATACAAATTTAGAAATATCAAAAGTAAAATCAGACGTTTCTTCAATCAAATCAATGATGAATGAAATTATGCAAATTGTATCTGAACGTGAAACGGTTAATAAAGAGATACAGGACGCTGATGTTCAAAATAGATTTAAAGAGATTGAAAAGATTGTGTTACCTTTTTTGTACAATCTTTCAAAGTCTAATGAACCTTACATACATTGGCCAAATAGAGGACCAATCATTAAGGCTCAAATGGACAAATTACTAAAACTAACAAGGGGATAATATGGCACAAATTAAATCACATCACAAAGATTTAAAAAGAGCAGTAAATGAAGCTGAAAACACAAGACAAGTTGATAGGTCTTTTAAAAGTTGGTATGATATGAAAACCCTAAAAAAGATAAAACTAATAGCAAAGGATAAACTATATGCGATTAAGCAAAAACTTCACCCTTAAAGAGTTAATTAAGAGTGATACGGCTGTTCGTAAGGGTATTAATAATAATCCTAACGAAGACCATATAAACAACCTAGAGCGGTTAGCAACAAACATATTGCAACCAGTCCGAGATCATTTTGCAAAAGTTGTATCTATATCAAGTGGGTATAGATCAGCAGAGCTTTGTGTTGCAATTGGATCAAGTGTTAATTCACAGCACGCTTCAGGCCAGGCTGCCGACTTTGAAATATTTGGAGTATCAAATAAGGAAGTTGCAGATTGGATTGTAGATAATTTGAATTTTGATCAATGTATATTGGAGTTTTGGAATCCAGAAGAACCAAATAGTGGTTGGGTTCATTGCTCATACAAAACAGATGAAGACAATAGACGAGAATATTTAAGAGCATTTAAGGATGCTAATGGTAAAACAGTTTATCAAAAAGAATATTCTAAAACTACTGGACCATCAAAAGATGATGTAAATAATTCTTTAATGTAAAGACTTGACAAATACTTTATATTATGATATAATGAATATATAAAATTAATAATTAAAAGAAGGCATATTATGGCATATAACCACGTGAAATTAGATGAATCAGTATTACCCAAAAATTTGGGTGTGAAAGGTAAGAACCAAGATGGTATAAGATATTATACTATTGATGGTGTCAATATGCCTTCAGTTACCTCAATATTAGGCTCAATACCTGAAAGAAATCAAAAGATATTGGCCTGGAGAAATAGTGTTGGCGAAAAGATGGCTAACTATATTTCAGTTACTTCTACCAATAGAGGTAAAACTACCCACACATTAATAGAAAATCATTTAAACAACCAAGACGATAAAAGTATAGGCATTACTGCTGTAACTCCTTTAGGTCTTTTTAGAATAATAAAACCTTATCTTGCTAGAATTAATAATATTCATATGTTAGAAGGTTATCTTTATTCAAAAGAAATCGGTGTTGCTGGTCAAGTAGATTGTATTGCTGAATACAAAGGTAAATTATCTGTTGTTGATTTTAAAACATCTACAAAACAAAGAGACGCTGATTATAATTATGGTAACTTTTTACAATGTTCAGCATATGCAAAAATGTATGAAGAGCTATACTCAAATGTCAAAATAGAACAAACAGTTATTTTAGCTGCTTGTGAAGATGGTTTTGTACAAGAATGGATACACGGACCAGAAAAGATAGCCGAACACCAAGAATTATTTTACAAACACACTAAAGATTTCTTTGATAGACATAATAACTTGAATAAATAGTTTAAGTCAAAAGTCTGATTCCATTAAAAAGGTGATTTATTAGTCCTGCTTGCGACCTCAACAGCTAAAGGGAAATATGAAAAAAATAATTTTAATTTTAACATTAATATGTTCAAGCGTATTTGCAGAGGAAAGTTTATACTGGAGACAATTACCAGTAGTATGCGGAATACCAGAAAATGTACAGGCATATATAAATGAAAAAGAGTTTGAACCTGTTGCAATAAGTTTAGGTAGAGAAATGTCTCAACCTGATGGTGAACCTGTTTTTATGGTAACATATTATGCTAATAGTAAAAAAGAATCGTTAGTTACAATAGACATACCAAATGGAACTGAAACTTGTATAATGTTTCATTCTTTTAATATGGCAATTGTACAAGACAAACCAAATACTTAATGAAGATAAAACATAAAATAAAAAAAATAAAAAGAAAAGTTAAAAGACATATAAAAATGTCTTTATATAAACTTCAAAACACAAACGATCCTAAATTGTTTGGGTGTTGGGTTAAATAATATAACTGAACTGGAGTAAAATGAAAACATTATTGACATTGATTTTGTCAAGCATATTGCTTACAGCTTGTAGTATAAAAGAACCAAGATTATCTTTTGGTAAAAAATGTATGGTTAAAGATGACAAAGTTGTCTATTCATATGTTTGGGTGTGGGATAAAATGGTTGGTCTAACTGCTACTGAAGCTGATTGCGAATACATTGCAACACATAAATTAAATAAAATTTAACGTTGAAGGTAAGATAATGCCTGATATGGACTTGGGGGCAGTACCCAACCACTCCACCATTATAACAATGAAATTATAGGGGTGGATATAGGTTTCGACATACAGTTAAAACTTACTGGAGTTAAATGGCTGATAACCTACTATCAAATCATAAATGCTAACGAAAGTTACGCAATAGCGGCCTAGGCTGCTGGGGTTTGCCTGTGACCTTGCAACAGAACACAGGCGCTTTACAAATTCAACAATATATGTTATAATAGAACTATGTTATTAAATAGTAAAAAGTTTGGTTTATTGATAGAGGACATAGTTAAAAAGAAAAAAATATCTTATTTGGATGCTGTACTTGATTATTGCGAAACAAATGATATTGACACAAATACAATTTCATCTTTAATTAACAAATCTTTAAAAGAAAAAATACAAATAGAAGCTGAAAATCTAAATTTAGTAGAAAAGACTAGTA